GAGCGGGACACCAAGGACACCAAGGCTATCAAGGGAAACAAGGACACCAAGGATACCAAGGGCATCAAGGAGCGGGGTACCAAGGACACCAAGGCTACCAAGGAAAACAAGGACACCAAGGACACCGAGGCTGCCCGGCTTGTAGGGAAATTGTTGATTCAAATCCACCACTTTGGACGACAAGCACAAATGAAATATCGACAGCAATTAGTAACATACCTGACCCTGAGTGCTTCTCAGAGTGTGTTTGTTGTGATCCTACTTATCCAAATGTAAATGGTGGAGAGTGGTGTAATCCAAGCGAAGTTAGTTGTCTTCTTGCTGACGAAATGGGTACTACTGCTCCTGACTATTGGCTTATTGATGTAGTTGTTTCTTACGCCGGAGCTTGTTATAAGGTGGTTGACACAAGCACCTCAGGCGGAGCAAACGATCCAGCAGGTCTCTCAGCAGGCCCCAGTGAAAGTTACGGGTGGGAAATATGTGATTGTTGTTCAAGCTGCGCAACGAATGAAAAAGAAAGAGTTTGTGTATCTTACGATCATCTTGCTTCAGGTGGCAGAAATCAGCTGTCTTCCGGGCTGGCTGGAATCGAAAATGGCAGATTAATCATCGAAGACTTGGACGAATATTTTGTATCAAATATAACCGGGGACACGATGATATGCTTTGGAGAATGCTATCAAGGCTATCAAGGCTATCAAGGACATCAAGGATATCAAGGACATCAAGGATATCAAGGATATCAAGGCTATCAAGGACACCAAGGATATCAAGGACATCAAGGATACCAAGGACACCAAGGCTATCAAGGACACCAAGGCTGGGATTGGGTAAGTCCGCCCCCGGGATATACAGAGAAATGTATTTCACTTTGTGAAAACGGCGAACAAAAAAATTACGTATTCTTAGTTAGGGGTCGACCGCCTGATTCATGCACGTCGGGTTGGCAAAATCCGTAAGGAAGTAAAACATGGCTTATTATGTATCAGTAGCCCAATTGAATCCTCAGTGCGCTGGGTCCTGCGCATATACCCCACAGGTAGGAATTAAAGATGACACGGTAGCCAACGGTGGCCAAGGCTCTACGTATGGCGACATCGTGCTATGGGAAGATGTCGGAAGCGGCGAACAGAAATGCGGTGTAGTGTGCTCCGCCTCTGAGTCTGGGTGCGAAGATATTTGTGACGAAGCATTGTGGGGCTCATGCTCGTATTCCTTCGGCATGCACATGGGCGTTATTCTGTCTGTACACAACAGTTGTACGGCATGTCAGGATGCCTGCGACACGGCCAACAACCCCATGTGCGTTGTTTGTGAGGGGGCAACAACGACAACTACGACAACTACGACTACCACAGCCGCCCCATGTTGTTCGGGTGATGTTATTGAAATATTTGGTCATGATGGTTGCATGGATGCAAACTATGTAGATCTGCCACAATACACCAACGAAACCGACTGTAATAACGCTGACCCAAATAACATCTGGAATAGTTGCTATTGGCCTCCACAATATGCGTGCGTTGCGAGTTTCAGCGGGGCTATCCAAGCCGCGATTGATGGGGCGGGGTTTGGTCAAGCCTTTGTTTGTGCTACAGACTGTAACGATGCCAACCCTGCCTGTTATGGTGTTCAATCTCTTGATCCGAACGATGACCAAGGGGCGCGAACAGCCCCAGCTTTTAAGCTAACATCAGTATGTGATCCATCTATTGACACGTGTGGTTGTGAGACTGGCGAAAGCTGTTGTCCGGAAGCAACTACGACCACCACGACAACGACGACAACTACAACCACGACGACAGCAGACCCATGTACTCCACCTATTCCTAATTGGTCAATTAAAAATGGAGTTATTGGTGACAGGGTTTGCCAAACATGTTCTGGGGTCACTAACGCTTATGAATGCATACAAAATCATTTAGGGTCAGACCCAAATGCAGACCCCTGTGTTGGAAGGAGTTCTACACCGCAACTCTGGCAAGCACTGGGCTCTCTTTATGATTCTTGCTGTGGAGCGCCGTCAACGACGACAACCACGACAACTGCCGCACCAACGACAACAACATGCCCCCCTTATCAGTATGCAACCTTTATGGTGGATAAAGATGGAGATTGTTGTGATTGCGAAAAAATAAAAGACCCATGCCTCGATTGTGATGAGTGTCCGACAACCACAACGACAACCACAACGACAACTACAACAACAACAACATGTAACCCAGCAACATTCTGTGTAGAAAATTGGTACGAGTCAGCTGATCCAAACGCAATCCCTTGTATAAATGTTGATACTTGGACTGAATTTTGTCCGACATCAACATGCGGTGGACAACCCCAGTATTGGAATAACGCTTCTAATCCTCCATGTATTAGTGGCTTGAAGTTTATAATTTGGTATGACAGCGGATTAAATAGATGGATGTTGACAAGCGCTGCAGCGTGCGCTGCCCCCGGCTTCTCCATGTGTGGTAGTTGCGGGATTGGTGGAAGCCAGAACTTTGGATACAGTTCAGTTACTACTGCTGGTACGCAGCCTTGGGATCCTTCTCTTTCGTGGGTAACATATGGCGGAAGCGCGTTTAATGTGAGTGGTAGCTGCACAACAACCACGACAACAACAACAACAACAACTCCCGCGCCTGAATCATTCTGCTTCAGTGATGGAGGTTGGTCAGGCGGAAATGACTCTTCCATTTTAACTACGTTTGTCTCCTGTCCTAGCACCTCAGCGCCGCCCTGTGCAACAACATGCAACAGCCAAACGCAATACTGGAATCAGAACGCTGGAGGATTAGATTATTATGTGTGGTATGACTCAATTAACACCAAATGGAAATTAACAAGCTCAGAGTGCGGCGGCTCCTGTTGGGCAGAAGCGGACAACACTGGCGCTCCGTCGAACGTGATCAAGCCTTGGCAAGCATCGTGGGAAGCACCTTGCGGCAGTAGTATGGGAGCTGGTTTAACCTGTAACATTGGTGACTGCCCCTCTGGTTGCTGTGATGCAAGCGGAAGCGGCCCCATAGAAGCACAAGAATGTACAGTAAATGAGATGTCAAACGGGGGACCAGCAACTGGACCTACAATATACATTTGCGATAACACCAACACCTTTACCGTATCGAACAATGATTATGCCATAGTGACTATATGTGATAACAACGCCCAAATTTGCGTAAGAATAATAGACACTAACCCCTCGTCTCCACCAGCAGCAACAGCGGAAATTTACGCTGTCTGTACAGGGACGCAAGCTGGAGAAGACTGCGATTGTAATACGTGCGGAACATAATGAAACAACAAGATTTAGTTATTAATAATATATCAGTGTTATTAAATACTGATGAAAGTGGCGCTTGGATGGAAGACTCTTTGATTATCTTAAAAAAAGATTCGACGGAAGAAGAGGTCACTAATATAATAAATTATCTATATGAAGAAGGTTTTATCTGGGATAGAAGAATAAAGTATGAAATCAAATAATAAAAAAAGTGTAATTTATACCAGTGAACCAACAAGAGAAGGCTGTTTGTATGAATACTCCCTACATTTCTGTGCTAAGGGTGCTAGAAATCGTTGATAAAAGTATCAATGAGTATGAAGAACTATACTCAAGCGCAAAAAACACTCACGAGAAAAAGGTAGGAAGAATTGGCAAACTAGTTTCAATAAAAATTAAAAATAATATAATAAAAGACATAAAAGAAAGGGAGGGACATTTCGACTAAGACTTAATTTTTTTCAGTCTCTCAATTAGTTCAAAAATTTTAGCCTTCGGTATTTGCTCCACACAAGTAATAGAATCTGCCTTTTCGTAGTCTTCATCCTCAAGTCTTTTTTTGAGTCTATCAAAGTTGATTTTCTTTTCGCTCATTACTTTTTTAAGTAGTGCAACTGGAGAAGGCGGGCTGTCCTCCTCTAGGGGTGCGCTCGCTGGTTGAGGAGAGAATGGTTTCGCAAACGTCATCTTCTCCAACTCGTCGTTGGCAACAATATTAATCTTAAGAAAATTACGGACACAACGAACAAACGCCCTGTTCTCAGCCATGGGGCCTAAAAACGCTTGACCAAAGCCATGTGTGTTGTGGGGTCCAGCATCACCTATGGCAGAAAAGGTAACTTCCTTGCCTTCTGTTTCGTAATTGGGAATAAATTTTACGCTACAGGAGGCAATAACGTAATCCTTGGAGGGGGAAGTTACGTCGTAGCGTACATCTGTATACCCCCTGACTTGGGCCAGCTCTTTAATTCCTGCGATTAGAATAATAAGTTCTGTGTCTTTTAGCTTTGTAACATCTCTTTCACTGGTTTTTTGAAGGTTTGGGACAAGGTGCTCTGTTTTTATCATCCTGCGCCAATCTATGAAGCCGTTATCATTGAATATGTAATTGACGGAACCTCCTGAGATTAATCCGTTTTTGTCTCTCTTTATTTCCTTCAGCTTCATACTTTAAGTATACAGGGTTTTTTAAAATTGTCAACCCTGTTCTGATGATATCTTAAAATAACGTAAATCCTTAAAAAGCAATTCATTGTCTTCAAATTTACTAGCTTCAAATAGGTCTTCGATTGGTAAATTCATAGCCCTAGCATAGTCACTAGGATAATAAGTGTCATTTTCATAGAGTGCCTTGCAGGACGAATAAAATAAATTATTTATTTGTACGTTTTCAAATCTTTTTTTCTCTTCGTTAAGGTTAAAAATTGGATCATGGTCTACATAGTCTAGCTTTTTTTTGTTTAATTCTTTTTCGTCTAGATACGTTACTAGTCTTGTTTTGATAGATAAATTTTTCAAGAGCCTTGGGAAGCTTGGGTCATCATCTTCTGTAATTATGTAAAATACTTGCTGTATGTTGTCTTTTAGTTCTTCTAGGATATTTTCATGAATTGATTTTTTAGTCCACACTTGGTGTGGTCTTAATTTTAAAATTTCATAAAGATATTCTTCGTTAAATTTTAGATCCATTCTGACCGAACAAACAAGATTGTCCATTAAAACTGGAGGATTATTATCTGGAACAATTTCAACGATAACATCATTCCTCTGGTACAGTGTGCCCATAAAAATTGTTTCGTAGTCGAGAGAATGCTCTATCTTTAGAGCCTCTAGAATTTTTTTAGCTATTTCTTCTGGCTTTATTGAGTTTAGTATTTTATGATTTTCTGCTGAAGATCCAAAGGGCGGTTTTTGGTCGCTTTCTATTGAAATTTGGCAGTCTTTTTTAGAGCCCCAGTATGGGAACGCGTTCTGGGGAAAGGTATTAGAGTATGTTGTGACTGTCTTTACCCCATAGTGAGAAGCTAGGTCAGTATAAATTGATGGCTCGCCAAAATAAAGCTTACTTCTACCTATCAAGTAGGCGGCTTGGTTGAAGTCTATTCCCGCGATTTTATGACAGTCTACAAATTCTCCAGCATGCCTCTGGAGATGAATGATTTGCGTGTCTTTCAGGAGTGGTGAAATAATATCTATAACGTCTTGAAAATATTCGTAGCTTTTATGACTAAAAACTATGTAATCATCAAACCCCACTGGGTGATACTTCTCGAAAATAAACGGCTTGTCTATCTTTAGGCCACTATTAAGTGCGTATGTTTCAAGAAAATGCATTAGTATGCTAAATCCTTATAAGCAATTTTATCTTTACCGTTGTGTGTAAAAGTGATGATTTGTTGTGTATTAATGTAAGGAATAAAGGCTATTTCAAAAAACCCCCTGTGAGAACCTCGTCCTTCTAGCCAAAATATATTATCCATTTGCTGAGAATATTCTATAACCTTATAGACGTATGGGTTCCCATCTAAAATTGGAAAATATTTTTCGTTTGTAGCAACGTATAAATTGTAGTCTGGGTATAGTTCCTTTATTGATCTAAAGAGACTTGTTGAATTAAAGACGTCGCGCTCACCCTTGGGTATAACATATAAAATTCTTTTACCTTCATCGCTTGGAGAGAGGACGTCAGAAATTTTAGGCAGATGAGCGTTGTCTTTTTCGGGGAATTCATATTTAGTAAAGGGCGCAGAATCTATAAACTTTTGTATGAATTCACAAAGATTTTTAGAAGAGTAATTCTTAAGAGCCCACTCTCTTGCTTTTTCTCCCATGCTCTTTTTTTCTTCTTCGCTCATGCAGAAGACTGTATTAAGTGCTTCAGAAATTGATTCTGAGCAAGTTGATGCTTTCCTAAACTCAGTTTTATGTTCTCTATATTCAGTCCAACTAAGGGGAAGTGAGCACGCTTCTGGCACACACATTTCTTCTCCACAGCTATAGTTTGTAACAAGCGTTATTAGCTCTGTAAGCTTGGCTTCTTGAATTGGTATCTCTTGCCCTCCGGAGGTAAAAGGGTGACAGTAGACGTCCATTAGGTTATAGATCTCGTTTAGCTGCTCTTCTGAGACACCGTTATCAGGAGTAGGAGTAAAGCACGATTCTTGTTCACCGCAAACTTCGCAGGGGATTCCTTCTTTAGAGAATGTTTTTATAGTATAGTTATCGCATTTTTTACACACGTAAGTTGTCACGATTTCTGAGTTGTCAACACCCGCTTCCATGGCGAGCCTGTTTATGTCCCAGCCATCTGTGTATGCGGTGTGTAAGAGTAGCTTGGTTTCTTTTTCAGGCCTGTATTTTTCTTTCCATTTTGCGTATCCTTCTAGTAGATTTGGTACTGATTTTCTGAGCTGATTTCTAAAAACAAACCCTATGACAAACGCATCTTCGCTGATATTTTTTTCGTCTCGTAAAATAATTTTATCGTGATCAAGTAATCTGTAAAAAAATTTATCTTCTATTGGGCCGTGAACGGTTTTAACATGTTCGTGACCCATCCTGTTTAATTCTTCCGTAGCAAACTCAGACCAAGTCCAAAAATTTTTACATTTTTCCGCGGATTTTATCGCCAATGGAAGAATTGGTAACGAATCTAAAGTTGACCAAATTGTTGAAGTAATTTCTTTGAACCAAGGTTTATCTATGGCGTGAGCAAGGCCCCATATGTCTTGTATTCCTATATATATATCAGGCTTTTCTTCACGTATCACTTTGTCTAGATTGTATTCTCCATAAAAAGCTTTTTGTTTTCCGTCTTCGTCTTCGAAGGCTTTGTTTACTTCAAGGGGTGTGATCGGAATGGTTCCTATGGATTTCCATGGAGTTTTTTGTAGGTCTTGGGATTCTTGTCTTTTGCCACAGCAAAGATGGACAATTTCATACTTATCTAAGTTATATAAATAAGTTAAAATGGCTTTAGCGGTTCTGCCAAAGCCAGTTTTAGCCAAACTAAAATCAGTTTGGAATAATATTTTTTTTCTACCAGAGGTCATCTTCTTCGTCGCTCAACTCACTGTGCTCCACCGGACTACGGTCAGGCGCGCTAGTTTGAGAAACATTTTTTTGAAAAGATTTTTCCATTAAAGAATCCGTAAGCTTAAAGCTTTCTGTAAGAAGATAGGAAAGGTGTTGAACAAGTAGTTCTGCTTCTCCAAAATTAAACCCAATTAAATAACTAGATTTTTCTGTTGAATCTTCTTTATTTTCCTTTGTCACGCTAAAAGAAAAACCTCTTTGTTCTTGCTCACCTTTTCTGACGTAAGGACCGAAGGTAAATCTAACAATCTGGTTGCTCCCGTGGTAACCAGTGAATTTTTGATTACGCTTAATTGAATCTATGATTGACGAAATTTCTAGCGCACTAAATTTTATGTTTACTCTTTTGCTTGGGTTATCTTTATTACTTTTAAAGGAACCAATTTTTCTGTTGCTATCCCAGCTCGCTTGTTTGATAAGCGTGCTGAAGAAGGCGTTGTCTTTCTTATTCAGATAAAACGAACAAGCCGTGCCTGTCACTTTCGCTGTTGGTTTATAGAAGTGTATCATATTATGAGTATAAAGGGTTTTTTAGGTTTGTCAATCATTTTTTAATTCCGATAGTTTTGTGTAAATTTTATTGGTTTGCACTGCTATTCTGTCAGCAAATACAACTTCATCTTTTTTTACTCCGTTTACTATAACAATGTTATTTTCTTCTGGGGTGGTACCGTTATTTTGGGTGACACATTCTTCAAGTTTGCGAGAGAATATCATCACCTTGGAACTTCCCGTTTCGTCCTCCACAAACATTCTCATATAATCGTTACCATTTCTAGAGGTGCCCATGTAAGGCTTCGCATCTACCGTGCCTATAAAGGATACTCTGTCATTAACCTCGGAATCTTCAACGTCTCTTAGAGAAATTAAATCATCTTTTTTATCTGAAAAAATATCTCTTAAATTTTTATTGTAGGTATAACCAAGCAAATGCTTTTCGTAATACCAGTTTGCAAATGTTTCTGAATATTTATTTTTAAAATAAATTTGTTTGTATGGTTCGGATTTTGTTTTGATAGTATTGAGGCGCGTATCCTTGATTAGTGGTTTACCTTTTTCGTCTTTTTTCTTAGATATTTGTTTAACAATTTCAACCAAATCATAATCGCTCGACTCTGATAACATCATTGCTGATTTTTTTTCTTTCTTAGTTAGGATATTCCAGAGTTGAGCCTCGTAGACAATTTTGCTACGAGACATAGTAAAGCCCTCAAAGGTTCCTGCTTGAATTAGCGCAGATAGAATCCCAATAGTTAAGCCAGATTCCTTAGCTCCTTCAAAAACTTCAAATTTATTTGAGTAATTGTTCTTAAAGTTTGCTAGTTTTTCAATTGATCTATCTGAGATACCCTTAATCGAAAGTAGTCCAAATCTAATATCGTCTTCCTCCACCTTAAAGTCCATGTCAGATTTAATGATATGTGGCGGAAGAAGTTTTATGCCAAAGTAATACATTTCTCTTTGGATCTTAGAAATTTCACTGATTGGGTCTGGTTCATGTCTGGTCATTTTAAGTAGGCTTAAGAAAAATTGTTGCGGGTACTTAAATTTAAGATAAATAGTTGTCGCAGCCAAAGCAGCGTATGAAATTGAGTGAGATTTATTAAAGGAGTAATTCGCTGAGTCCTCCAGAACACTCCATAGAATATCGCCAATTTCTGGCTCAAGATTGTTTTCTTTAATTTTATTTTTGATTTTCCTTTTCCACTTACGAACTTCTTTCACCTTTTTCTTGCCCACGATGCGCCTTAGAATCTCCGCCTCATCAAGCGTAAAGCCAATCTTGTTAGCCATTTTCATTAACTGCTCTTGGTATAAGGCTACGCCCCCTGTTGATGTCAAAATGTCGTCAAAGAACGGATGAATAGGGTCGTAGGTTCCATCTGCTACGTAAGCTGCATATTGATCTGCAAAATTAAGCGCGCCGGGACGAGCCAAGGCTAACACCGCGCTTAGTTCTTCCAAGTTTTTAGGCTTAACCTTTTGACAAACACGAAAATTAGTCTCTGCTTCAATTTGAAATAGTCCGTGGGGTGTTCTAAGGTGCTGTAGGTTATCGTAGATAAGTTTGTCTTTTAGGTCAACATCAGTTACATTAATGCCAACACTTTTACATACATCATCCACTACAGACACCGCTCGAAGCCCAAGTATGTCAAGCTTGACGTTAAAAATTGAAATCCAGTTCATGTCGTATGAAGCGACGTGACTTTTTTTATCAGAGGTTAGTTCCGTCGGGCAGCTATCGTTAAGCTTTTCGTACGAAAGCGAAATTGCAGACGGATGGACGCCCTTGTTCTTTATAAGGCCCTTTAATTTTAGTGCTATATTATAACACTCTTCATTTTCATCACACCAAATTTTGAATTCTTCTTGCTCTGCGTATGCTTCCTTTAGGTCTTTTATTTGGCCAAAGAGCTTGGGGATGAGCGCAGATATCTTGTTCATCTCTTGCTCGGTTTTGCTCCCTGCAACCTTTCCGCACTCTTTAATACACAGCTTTCCGCTTAGGGTATTTAGGGTAATAATCTTTGAAGTTTTGCCAATGAATTTTGTTTCTAGATATTCTATCACTCTTTGGCGATTATAATAACAAATGTCTAGATCAACATCCATCATTAACGATCCATCCAAGTACGTGATATCGTCTACCACACTTTTTTTAGTTCTAATTTTAGATATAAATCTTTCAAAGAATAACCCATGTTCCAATGGGTCTACTTTAGTTACGCCTATAAGATACAAAACCAAACTACCCGCAGCGCTACCACGTCCTAGTCCCGTGGGGATATCGCTCTCTTTGCAAAAATTGACTACATCCCAAACAAGAAGAAGGTAATCTATAAAACCAAGATCTTTGATGGTTTTAAGTTCGTGTTCCAGTCTTTGCGCGTACTCTGATTTGTGCTTTTTATGAACACTGCTCCATATTTTTTTTCTACCATCTTCGCATAGCGCCTCTAGGAAATCTTCATTACTAATATCCTCACTTACCCCAAGGGCTCTTTTATATTTGATATCAATTTCGAAAGAGGGAAGTCGTACCCCGTGAAGAGGTATATCTAATTCTTTAAATTGTGACGAAAATATACTCATAGTTCTATCTGCCATTTTAATTTATTCCATACCTTTAAGTTCAACTCTAGATCAACCAAAGCATCATGAAGTTTGTCAGGGTTGTGGCTGATTTCAAACTCCCTACCCAGCGCAGCAAGATTTGTTTTGATTCCCTTTCTTCTTTCATGATACATTTTGTATTGGTATTGAGATAGGTTGTCGGTATTTTTGTAATGCATTCCATATTTTACGCCCTTTGCCATGCAGTTTGTGTCGATGATTTTACTGACCAAGTGTCTGTAGGACTTGCCCATGTATTTATAATAATCTTTAATTAAATAAAGATCAAAACCAAGTATATTATGTCCTACAACATAGTCAGCATTGTCTAGCCAGTCTTCTATAGTGGGAAATGCTTCTTCTGGGGATATTCCTTTTTCTTCCATTGTCTTAGGACTGAACCTTGTTATTCTTGCTGCCTCTGGGCTGATTTCTAGGTTCGTATCCCACTTGATGTAGTAATTTTTTTCAGCAATTTTTTTATTACCCGTCGCTTTAATCATAGCTATCTGCCAAGGTAGATTGTGGCAGGAGTTAAGGCAGAGATTGAGGGTTTCACAATCTATGAAAACGTATTCTTTCTCTTTGTCAAATCTTAAAAAATCTTCGTCCATATTATTTTAGTTTTGAGATTGGTATGTTATAGCAGTCAGCTTTAAAATAAAAATCTGTACTCGGTGGGGAGTCTGGGTCTAGCTCTCCTTCTTTATAGAACTTTGCTTCTTCATAAAAATCCTTCTTGCTTATTTTACCCAAGTACCATGCTGCGGAGTGATCGTTTAACACGCTCACAAAAGCGTACTCGTCACATTTTTGCTTGGTGTTAAAGTCTGCTACGGTGCAATTATAATTTTCTCTTGGAGGCACTGTTCTTTCTTTCGTTTTTACGTCAACTTTAATGCTGTCTCCGTACATTACATCGTAATCATATGTGTCCTCTATCTCGCCGTTTAAAACTCTTTTAACGACCGCTTCACCAATGTAGGCTACGACTGCGCCCCTCCCTTTCCTTATAGAATTATTAAGAAGAGGTAGCGCCTCCGCTCTGGCTTTCGCCTTTTTAAGAGCTTCTTCGGATATTTTAAACTTTCGCAAGCATTCCTTTCTTATTAATGTTTGCATCCTTGCGTCCAAACTGTCGTTCGGCGGATTTTTCCACGTGAACGTATATCTTCCCTTTGCAAAATTCATCCCACGTGCAATCTTCAAAGTCTCCGTCTTTAATTTTTTGCATTAAATTTTCAAAGGGTATTTTGAAGTTTTCGTTTGCCTTGTCAATCTTAATGCAGCTATTTCCATGATGGAGGCCTCCAACACCACCGTACAGTCGGGGGTTTCTGCAGAGTTGGCCAGCGACATCATTGACTGAGTTGTTGCTAACGGTCCTGCAAACTCTTTTGTCTTTGGACCATTCAAACTTAAAAATCATTTCTTGTTCGGTACCAATTCCTGAATTGTTATAAGTACTGCTTAGGGCGACAACGCTTTCAGCCCAGTGTTTATTTGCAGCATTTTCAATTTGTTCGTAAAAATATGCTATTCTCTTCAAGTAAGCGGCTGAGGCATATATTCTACACTTAGTGTTTTTGTTATAACCCGTAAGCCTCATTCTTTGCAAGTAGGTTTCGTCATTTGATGAGCCCGCCTTTTCGAAGTGGGCAATCACATACTTATCGTTTAATGTGTCTCCCGCGCTGTAACATAAATCAAGAAGAAGAACCACGATATCGTTTGGCTTAATACCTAGCAGTTTTTTCGCAGCTTGAGGGTCCATATCGGGGTTTTTTTTGCTTCCTGTTGACCCCACTCTATGAACTCGCGCTCCAATTTTTTCGTAAGCTTCTTGAAGAACTTCCATCTTTTTTAGGTCGTTTTCTCGGTGGAGAATGTACCCGAATTCATTTTCGATTGAAATCTTTATTAATTCTGTTTCTAGAAAAGGAGAAATAGAAATATTCGTTACGTCTTCCTCGCTCTCTGACTTTACACTGCTCATGGTATAATAACTTTGATTTGAAATATCTGTAAACAGTGGGTTATTCAAGATCTCATCCACCCCTCTGTACCCATCTCCCGGTGGGAGAATGATGATATTACTTTTGGGATTTTCACGATCTTCGTTAATCATGTCTACGATTTCTTGCATCGGCGAAGCAGTTACTGTGGTGACATAAATGTTTTGATTATTCCACTCTGTGTGGAGGTCTCTAAAGTCTACGCCAAGCTGTGTAAGAAGTTCTTCAATTGCTCCTTCACCTTTTAGAGCGTAATGAGCTTCATCTATTACAAGATTTACGGTTCCCCCTGCTTTTATAAGCTGACGTATATGTTTTTTAATATTTTGGGCATGTTGGCTGGTCGTATAATCAGTGTACGTTAAAGAAAGAATTTTTCCCCTTAAGTCACCCACGAATTCAATCATATCTATATCAATCACTAAGTCGTCTCCGTCGCATTGATTATTAAAAGCATTTTTAAGTCGATCTGTATTTTGAGATTTAATAGTTTTGTCTGGCTTGTTGCATAGATATAAGGTTAAAATATCTGGATTAAAGCTTCGCATTTTTAGAATAAAATCAATCACACACCCTGTTTTCCCTGATTGAGTTCGGGAGAGTAGCAAGGATTTCTTTTCTCCCATTAGCGCGCCATCTATCAATTTGTTGGCGGCATGTATTTGTTCGATATAGATTTTTTCTTCACCTATTTTATAGTAGTTATTCATGATTATTTTTTTCCTTCCAGCTTTCCACACAAAACTCATCACTGGTCATGTGGTCTAGCTCGGGTCTTTCAAGGGTACTGCGGTTATTAATACAGCGAAAAGTTAAGTATGCCTTAAAGTCTTTCTTTTGTTTATAGTAAATGCTTTGGGTTCTTTGTGTTTCTGCCTCTTCTGACTTTGCTTGATTGATAACTTTTTCTTTTACTGTATCGTCAAATGGAAGATCGTTATCTTCAATAAAATACGTAAGCTTTGCAAAATCAAATTCGGGAACACAGATATTGCTATAAAGTGTATTCTTGAATAGATATGAATCATAAAACGGTATCACCATAGAGAGATCTTTATTGCTCCACTCTTTCTTGAGGTTTTTATAGTCTGTGCGCGGTTCATAATAGAATCCGTCTCTTGAGGCTTGAGAAAATATCCTTATTAATCTTTTGTATCCTTCTTCGTTCTTTAGTAGGATAACTATTTTGTTGTTTGTTTTTAGGGAGTCTGCGTCCTTCTGGTTCATGTCGCTGCAAACTGTCATCCTTACTCCGAAGATTAGTTTTATATCTAAATCCTTTGAGTTCTGGTAGGCTTGCAAAAACCCACTCATATTATGATCAATCACGACAACCTCGTTCATTTCGTTTTCCTTACAGATATCAAAGATTGAATCAGCCTCATCGGGTGCTGCTGCGCTATTTTCTAGGGTTAAAATTGATCTACCCAAGCTGTAATGAGATTTAAAAAGAGGTAGAACTCCGTCCATGAAAACAATTATACACACTTTTTTAGCAATGTCAAATCCAATCGCACGGGTCTTGCGTGGTATCTGTGCTTTCCTGCGGGTGCGCTGGACACCCCTCGTATTTTTTCTTAACTATTTTTTGACCAGATTTTGCAGGTTCGAGCTCCTGCTTGGTGAATGCTCCTTTAAGGATTTCACCTTCTTTGTTTTCAAGAGAGTAATAGTCAAATGGTTCTAGGTATGGGCATTTCCAGTGCTTCCCAGCTTTGCAAAAGAATTTTGTTTCCATTTTGTCTTTTGCGTAGTTGGTTTTTGCTTGTTTTTCTGTAAAAGAGTTGATTATTTCATACATGTAAGCAAGATAATGCTCAAAGCCATCAAGTTGTTCCTTTGAAACGACTATCTGTTGAGATGGCTGTCTTGGAAACTTTAGAAATAAGAACTCTACCTCCACGTTCTTCGAGGATTTGGGCCATTTCCTTTTGGCGGCGAGGGTGTAGGCCATGGCTTGTATGTTGGACGCTAGGTCTTTACTGGGGAATTTTCTTTTACTAGATTTATAGTCAACTATTTTTATTTTATCTTTATATTTAATCTTCTTATCAATGAAACCCATTATTTCGTACTCAGGGTTTTCGTTTTTAATTGAAAAGCGAATTTCTGGTTTATCGACAACCCCTCCTTTTCCAAAGAAATCAGAATTCAAACCAACATAAACCATGTCTAGGCACATTTCGTAGTTTTCTTCGCTGTAGCAGCTACTCTTCTTAAGGAGGGTTTTAATAAGCCTTGCTACCGCTTTACTGGCTTTCGTGAAGCCTTTCTCAATTATTAAATCAAAATGTTTTACATGCTTCTTAACAAGAAGAAGCTCAAAGATGGTGTGGCACACCAAGCCTCGGCAAGCTCCATCGTTTTGAGTCTGAGGTATCTTTAGATTATAGTTGCACCAATATTTCCAAGAACAATCTTCAAGAGTTTTAATTCTTGATGCGGATAATACTTTTTTTTCTTTAGCCAATGGAGATTACCTTCCTGTAAAGAGTATACCAATTATTTCTTTCAATGCAAAACAAAAAATTAAAAAAATAACCCCAAGAAGATAAAAGAAAGTAAGAATCATAACCCAAAAGAAAGACAAGAAGCCTTTCATTATATAATCTCTAATAATTTTAAATTATTATTAAACTCTTCAAATGGCACGTCCGCATAAGAAAGGTTTACTGGGTACTGGGTGTGGTAGTCTCTGCGCTCTTCTTTATTGCCCTCCAGCTTGCCTTCTGCCATGATTTTAGCAACACTTGATATGGAGAACGCCGTTGCTTTTTGCATGGCTGAGAACCCATCTGAGTCTCCCCAAATAGCTAGTTCTTTTTTCCATTCTACGTTCTCCCCTTCTACGAAAGCCTTGATTAGTACGACATCATCTACGCCATCTGGGTTTTGACAGCCTCTTTCAATAGCCTCCCTCACACATTCTTCACTTTGGTTCTCTATCAAAAATCTAACTATGTCTCTGTGCCCTTCATATCTTAGCGTTTTGTAGTAGCAATTTGCTACACCCTTAGCCTTCATGCTTTGTATCGTATGCGATGCCCCTCCGCTGGTATAGAAAGCCTCTAGTTTTCCAAGCGTGTTACATTCTACTGATTCTAGGCCGCTCATTCCTTTTACTATTTTTAGTTCTCCATCCTCTAGAATTTGACAGTCGTCTTTGTATTCGTTTATAAGCCCGTCAACAGACCAAGTAACAACATAATCTAACGGATGGTTTACTTTCGAGTCGGGTAATCCTCCTACCATCATCTTGATTGTTGTTGCTTGTCTATGTAATTGTCTGCACCCTTCTTCAGCTAAAATGTTTACCCACCCCGGTGCGAGGCCGAGATCTGTAAAGACTGGGGTCTTTCCGTGGTTTTTGGCTGCCTCGTTTATGTTCTGAGAAACGTCTACCCTGCCTCCTAGGTCGCAATAACGAAGCGAGTTGTCATTGCACCAGTGACCTACTTCTTCCGTTTGGTGATACGGTAAGCTGCTGATAACAACGTCAGGCTTCTCAAACATTAGTGCACGATGAAAAGTCTTGTCTTCGTCGGTTAAATAAAATGCTCCAGAATCCGCACTAATGTATTTTCTAAAATTGTCTGCAGCGCCAGCGTATGAGTCTACACCCACAACATCAAAGCCCAGCTTGTTCATTGCATAGCAAATAGCTGTACCCATCCTACCGACGCCTAGAACTGCCGCTTTCATTTTTTTGGTAGCTTACACCTTTTTCTGGGGCCACCCTGACCCCTTAACTTTTTCATTCCCTTACTGTGTGTCCCACAGCCTTGTCGGGTTTTTTTCTTTACTCTTCCTTCGTATTTATTTATTTTTCCAAATGCCATCTTTTAATATCCTTTCTTGTTTAAAAAACTTCCAACCACCAAAGGGTTAGGATTGCTATAATTATAGCAACTTGCATGGTGTACTGTCCATTAAAAAATAAAAAAGTAGACACAGCCATTACTGACAGTCCGGTAAAAAGATCTTTCCAATTTTTTTTGCTCATTTGTACCTCTTGTATCCCCACCAAGCATTTCTTAGAACCCATTGAAGGCGGCTAACCATTTGCCAAACGCCTTCATTTTTTAGAAGTTGGATTTCTTTCTCGGTGTCTCTAATTTTTCTGCAAAATTTTTTACGATTTTCGTAAGGCGTGATATAGGGCGGTAGTTTTATTTCATTCATCCCAAAGAGCCTTTATTTGTTTCATAGTTGTTTCTCCTAAGTACCATATTTGGCAGCTGAAGTGCCCTTGTGCCGGCCAATTTATAATATTTTGTACCATAAAAATATGATTTAATTTTTCTTTGTCATCTATTTTAAAAAACGCACACTCTGCTAAAAGTACGCGCTCCATTATTGATCTGGCAATTATCTTAGGCTTTAAATTTAGCAATCCTCCAACTACTCTTTCGCAGTACTTATCGTTAACCACTCGGCTTTTAGTCATTTTAATAGACTCTAGGTCTGTTCCTAGCGGAGCAACACCGTTCATTAATAAATGGTATACATACTTCTTATGTAATTTTTCTAGCTTTTTCGAAAATATTTCTTCTGCATCTCCGTTAAAAATGTATTGCTCTGGCATCTCGCCCTCATTAACTTCAGGTCTTTTTTTAGATTAGAAATTCTTGTCTCCTGTTTACTTATCTTAGAGTTCAGGCTGCAAATTTTCCATTTTAACATCCTAGTTTTGTTCATCTTTCTGGTTTTCTGTGGATTTCAGAGGGTAATAGCTCGTGGAAGTGCCATTCCTGCTCTTGAGATTCGCTTCCATCTCCTTTTCCTTCTCCTTTACCTTCCCCTTCTTTCCCTTTACCTGTTCCTTTAGTAAGTTTTCCTGCGACTGGCCTACCGCTTTTAAGCCTTGGCTTGATTTGATTTTCAACCTGCTCGTGGAGTTCTCTGGTGTATTTTAATCCGTACAATCTGGGCTCTATTTTGGAATGTCTATATCCAAAAAATCTAGCTATAGAGCTAGACTCTTCTTCTATTACTGACTCTAGTAGAAAATAAATTCTACCATTAAATTTTGTAAGTTTATTTGGCTCTTTGATAATCACCCAATGGACAAGTACTTTTTCCGGCATATCATCTTCTAGGGCTGGCCAACCTAAAAAAGTATGAATAGCTGACCAAAAAATAATAGTAAAAATGCAAAAAACAGAAATACAAGCTCCTTTAATATACCATCTTAAGCTCGACTCTGTTAGCACCCAGAAAGTCAAACCCCCGAATACTAATAGTAAAATTGGTAATGCTATGTTCATTCTGGTCTATTCCAATCCCAAGGGGTTTTCCGTGGTTGGGTAGCTGCCGCTAAATCTTTGTTTCTTTGTTCTAGGGTATTTGGCTTTGTGTTTTTCTTGTCAAAGCTTTTCCACCATTTGGGCGCCTCTTTTAACAAAAGATAAAGGGAAATGCCCCACAGATTTACAGCTATGCAAATCAGTGCCCATTTTATGTGAAGCATATTTACATGGCTTTCGCGTGCCATTTTCATGCTTTCTTCATATATTTGTTGTGGGTCCATGGTTATTCTCCGAGGGGATCAAGTAGGCTTGCTGGTAGCTCATTAGTTTCAATTACTTCGCCGTTTTTATCAGTTCTAAATCTGAACGCCGTTTTTTCATCGCCGGTATTTACGAAAGCTTTCTTCCTTAAGATTATTTCTTTAAATGGTTTGACTTTTATTAATGTTATAGTCGCTTCCACGGGGAGTTCATCTTTCTTGGCGTAAACATGAACGTTGACAATGTTTTCTCCTTCCGTCGCCCCACGAAAAGCTACGATTTCTTCATTGAATCCGGTGACTTTACCTTCTACGTCTCTAGCTAGACTATTGTTTCTTGATTTTCCAAGCGCGTCATGGTTCAAGCTGATCAAGCTGCCCTCTCCCCCTTCTCTATTGTTAAAGCTTACTATGTGTCCTGACGCAGCTTGAACATATAAATCTAAATCGTCTTCACTGTTTCCATCCCATGTGAGTATGACTTCGTACAGTGTATTTGGTGGGCGCATTTTTACCTGCTCTTCGTCAGCCTTCAAGAGGAACAGGATGGCTACCAGCATCAACAAACAACAGAAAAGGACATCAATAAATGGCCTAAACGAAAAGAACTTTTTGTATCCCTTGTTAATCATTCTTCTAGTTTGAATCTCAGAATCATTAATTGTACTTGCAGGGGTAAGCTAAATACAATCCCGCAAATAGTTGTATAAAAAGCGGTGTTTAGTCCTGTCTTGAGTCCTGATACAATATCACTTACTTCTGTGCCTTCGTTCAGGCTAGTAGAGGTTGCCGCGCATAGTCCAAACACAGTCCCGAGTAACCCTAGAGAAAAGAAGTGCTCAGCCGCAAACCATCCCGCGTCTGCTTTTCTTAAGAGATGGCGAATGTCAGACATTTTTTCTGTTTTATCCGCTAGATAACAGAGTCTGCCTGTAAACGCGGACATAATTACGTACAGCGCTATAATCACGATAGTTAAATGACTAATGTCATTACTAATCATTAGGGAGATCGCGCCCTTCGTTTCGGCGAAGAAAACCGCCGTAAGGAAAACGGCGTTAAATAGGAACCATTTGATAAAAGTTGTCATTTTTATTTTAATTCTGTAAAGTTCATTATCCAGATACCGACGATAATTGTTGCGCCCACTGCAAGACCTACGGTAATTAGGGCCATTTTATTTACCCTTTTTCTTTTCTCTTTTCTTTTTCTTTTTTTCCGCTGGCGTTAGCTTCGCTGGTTTCTTTTTTTCTTTTTTTCTTTTTTCTTTATTAGCCATAATTATTTCATTCCTTGTGGGAAGGTTAGTTTGTCGGCGTGGTTTACCGTCCAGCTAACTTCGTGGGTTACCGCTCTGTATGTTCTGGCTGCACTTGGAAATCCGTTGCCAGATTTCTTTACGCCTCCGAAAGAAAGATGTGATTCTGCGGCAATAGACCCACCGTTCCAGTAAATCATTCCCGCTTCACATTCGTCCCGTAAGACTCGCGCTTTTCTAAAATCGTTCGTAAGCACACCAACCGCAAGCCCGTAATCAGTATCATTATAGATACGAATGGCGTCATCGAGATCGTCAAAAGGAATAATAGCAACGTGAGGCCCAAACACTTCATTCTTTAAGTAGGGTACATCACGCCACTCGGTTTTGTAAACTATAAAAGAAGAAAAGAATGCTCTGTCATTTACACTTTCGTATTTAGGTGGGAGCAAGACTTCCGCTTCTGCATCGGCTAGAACCATGTCATTATATTTTTTTACTTTCTCAAACCCCTGCTTGTTAATTAGTGGTCCATAGTTCTGAGTTTCGTCTGGCTTGTAGTCTACCCAGCCGAGCGCGTCTGGCGTGCCTGAAGTACTGACTACCTTTTGGAAAGGACTACCAGTCTTTAAGTCGGCCGCAGCTTTTGCAAAGTCTTTGGCAAATTGGTCTACTATAGATCTTTGCACTATCATTCTACCAGACGAAACGCAACGTTGCCCAGAAAGCTTGTGGGCGCTTGCAATGGCTGCTTCCAGAGCTAGTTTAGCCTCAACATCGTCGAAGATTATGCAGGCAGACTTGCTCCCCATTTCGCATGAAGTTGTCTTATGCCAACTTTCTGCCGCTACCTTTCTAACGTGTTGTCCAACTTCGGCAGAACCAGTAAAACAAATATGATCGACATCAGCGCGAGCCAGAAGATCACCGCTATCACCATTGCCATGCACCAAGCTAACGACTCCATCAGGTAGCCCAGCTTCCTGATAAATTTCGACAGCCATTTGTGTTGACATTGGCGCATCTTCACTTGGTTTAATTACTACCGTATTTCCCTCTACTATGGCTGGCGCTGCACACCAGTACGCTCCGATAGCCAAAGGAAAATTAAATGGAGATATAATTGCTATTACACCCTTTGGCTTACGAAGCATATAGGCATCTTTATCTTCTATCTCAGACGCCACGGCTTCACCATGGGAATATCTACCAGAACCGAACGCAAATTGAGCCATATGTAAAGCTTCATTTACTTCAGCTATTGATTCATTATAGTTTTTTCCTGTTTCTAGGGAAATTACTGTAGCCAGCTCTTCTCTTCTTCTCTCAATTATTTGAGCAACTTTATACATGTAGTCTGAACGTACAAAGCGACTTACTTTTTTCCATTTGTGAAAAGTCCTCCTTGCTGATTCAACCGCCGTTTCGACTTCTATGTGTCCACTCAACGGAAACGCTCCTTGAGCCTTCCCTGTTGAGGGGTTTAGCTTGGTGTACATGTGGTGGGTTTCTTGCCACTTGCCGTTAATATAATTTCTACCTTCGAAGTTCATAAAATGATAATTATTTGGTTGATTCCATAAGCTCTTTAACGCTGTCTTTGCAGAACCCAGCGCCTTCTCTATTAATGAATTCATATATTACTCCTGTTAGTTGTGACGGTTTGGTGAAAACCTGCGTAAGGTCTGGGTCTTTACATGTAATTGGTTTTTCGGAATAAAATTCTGCGTAACCCTTTTCTTTCCATTCTTTCATGACCGCCGCCACGTCTTCGACTTGGTATGCCATGTGGTGAATGCCTCCCACGTTTCCTCTTTCCGTTACCCAGTCTCCAACTATGGAGCCCTTGCTGCCGTCGCTAATAAAAATCTCTGGAGGAGCATGGTACTCTGCTTTGATGGGCGCATAGGGGGCAGACTGTAAAGCGTGATAGGTCCAAAGCGTCGTATCCGGGTGCCTTATTTCAGGTGGCTCAAGAGCTAGACAGTCAGCTTTGGACCCATCATCAAATTCAATTTGAAACTCTGTACCAACCTTGTAGCCGAAAGCTTCTTTGACAAATTCGGCTGTGTCGTATCTATCTTTTACTCGATAGGCTATGTGGTCTAGTCTCATGGTGTTTTTGACTGTTTTTTAGTTGTCTTTATTCTGCGCTAGTAATAAAAGGTAGTCAACTAAGTTTCTTATTTTTTTAACCTTAATTATTTCATTATAAAATTCTTCCCCAGATTTAGGGTTATGTCCTATGGAATAGTTGTCTCCTAGGCTTCTTCCATATCTAAAAGAATTAAAAGACAGTTCGCTTTCTCGTTTTTCTAGGCATTGTTTGATTATTTTTACAGAGTCTTCTTCCTTTACGATCTCAGCGAGCGTAAGTTCTACTTCTTTAAGATATTTATCTCTTTCCATTCCAATATCTCTTCTCTGCTCATATCCCCGAAGTCATTTTTGGTAGGAAAAGCCACTTGGATTTGATGGGGGTCAAAATAATTTTTAAGTTTTCTTACAGCAGCCTCAACACCTTTGTTCCCTGCGCTATTATTATCTGAGTCATCGTTAAAAGATACAAAAATTTTATTAGGATCTAACTTAATTAATAAACTAATAAAGGAAGGGCTTATGTTTAGCCCAAAAACTACTATAGTATTTTTAATCTCGCACTCCCACAGGGCAAGCATATCTCCAATGCTTTCAATTAATATTATTTCTTTTTTTTCTTTGAGGATTTTTTGATTTATTTGAAGGGGATATTTCCATTCCGAGGTCCTTCCTCTGTGTAGCCATTTAGGTTTGCTTTTTTCTTCGGGAAGATTTTTAAGGTATCTACCAGTCACCCCTATTAATTCTTTCTTGGAGTTGAAAATGGGAAAAACATATCTATCAGCCATTGTCCCGCTGTGAACTACGCCACCGTTAAAAAGTTCCAGAGTTTGCTTAGATATACCGCGCTCTTCCCAGTAAGAATGATCTTGGATTATTTTTTCAAGATAGGTGCTTGGGAAAATTTTCGGACTTGAAACCGGTGGCCTGTGCTCCCTTTTGATTTCACTGTTTATTTCCCATTTATCTTTTAAGACAGTCTTGGCTTCTTCCACAGTTTTTAAACCCATGGAAAGCTGTATTAGGTATTCGAACGAACCGCTAATCTGCTTACTAAAGTCAATGAAGTGACCGGTGTCTTTCCTTACGGAAAGCACCGTGTCACTGCTGGAGTCCCTGTAGACTGGCTTCATTCGAAACTCCCTTCCATTGTCTTTGATATTGGAGTATCCAACATCTAACAAGATGTTTTTAAAATCCATTTATATCACGTCTCCATCTTGATTGCTTTCGTCTTCTAAATCGTACTGCATTCTTTCTCTGGCCGAAATATCAGCTGCGCTGCCGGATTCTTCGACGTTAAAATTTCTTACAGTAAAATTAAGAAAATTATTTTCAAATCTTACGTTACCATTTTCATCAACTCTTCTTACTAGGTCATGATGCCCCGCTGCGTCTTTGCCTTGGAATCTTGTTTTGAGAGTGATGAGCTTGTGTGTCCCAAACTCTTCTCCGTCGCTAGTAAGTTCGTCTACAGTTTTTCTTCTAAAGATTCCAACGAATGAAGCAAACCACTGAAGGCGGTCAGACTGGGCAATTGCTGAACTATCGTCGATGATTGTATTCCCTCGTCTGTTAAAGTTTTCTCCGCTGCGGTTTGCTTGTATAGCGGTGATTATTGGACAGTTTAATTCTTCGGCAAGTTTCTTAAGTTTGTCGACCTTGTCTCCTATTGCTTGGTATTCTGCCCAGTTGTTTCCAACTCTTTCTCCTGTCAGTTTTATATAATCATAGCCAAGAACAAAGGAATTACCTCTGCCAACGTGGGTCATAGCCCATCTCCGGACAAATGAACATAGTTGGTCTATGTTTTTATTCCCCACGGGATAGTGGTAAAACTCGCAATTTTCTATTTTTTTAAACGCGCTACGTACTTTTTTTACTAGATCTGAATTTCTCCTCCAGTTACCTGTTTCAAGGTGCCATAGGGATACTCCGCTGAGCGCTGATGCTATTCTGAATTTTACGTCTATCGTATCCATCTCTGTGTCTAATAGTAGCGCTTTTACTTCGCCTTTTTCAGCAATCTTTCTGCATATATCTGCTATGAAGGTAGACTTTCCTTGGCCGGGTCTTGCGACTACGGCGTATAGGTTCCCGGGTCGTAGCCCGCCATACAATCTATTGAATTCTGGGTAAGGTGTAGCAAATCCTGATTCATCAGAAGGATTTTCCCCTCTTTCTTCAACCAAGGCTTCTATATCATTTAAGAGAAGTTCTGGCTCTTTCTCCGTGGTTTCGATCTCTTTAAGTTCGTCGCCGTATAGAGTATCTACTTCACTTACGATCTCGTCAATGTTCCTTTCGCCGTTCTCCTTTAAGAATTTTTTTATATCATCGCATTTGTGATATAAATTTCTCCTAACCGTTAGCTTCGCAAGTTCTTGCGCTGCTTCCGTTAACCCCTTGATGTTTATTGAAGTAAACGAAATTGATTCTAAATAATCATAAATATTAATATCATCTTTAAATGATATTCCAATATTTTTTATTTTTTCAGCGATGATTACTGTATCAACGCTTTCGTTTTTAATTATAGTATTTCTTAGAACGCAGAAGATGGTTTGATGAACTTCATTTATAAAGTCTTTCTCAGAAATGTATCTTTCAATGTCTGCGAAAAGTTTCGGGTTCTTGATTAGTCCGCCTAGTACGTGTCTTTCTATCTGTATCGAATATATTGATTCCATGTTTAATATTGCCTTTCATTCCGACTCCTCTTCCGCTTGTTTCTGTCTTGTTGTTCCACTTCGCATTGTCGTTTGTTTGCATGTACTGAGTATACAGGAATTTTTATAGGGGGCAACAAAAAAATTAAATCTTTATTTTAAATGTGGTTTCAATGAATTCTTTAGACAGGTTTTCCATATCACTTTCTTCCAGCTCTATTAGTTTGTAGTTGTTTTTTTCGAGCCAGTTGGCTTTTTTCCAGTCTCTTTTTATGGAGGCTAAGTATTTAGCCCTTGAGTTACCGTGAAAGAATTTATTAAAGGAAGAGTGCTGTGGGCCGTTCACTTCTATCGCGACCTTGATGGTTGCATTTAAAATATCTACCTTAAGCCTTGTCCCATACACGGGGAATTCTTCGTAGACAACGTGCCCCGACCAGTAAGGTTTGAAGAAGTCCTTTACTCGTTTTTGTAGTTTCGATCTGGATTTTTTGTTCCAGTTTATGAGGTATTTAGATACGCTCTTGCTTTGCAGTCTTCCGTTTACATTGTAAAGCCTCATAATATAAGAAGCCTGAGCGCCGGTTAGCTACTCCGGTCCTCCTACGCGCGAAGGCGTGCAAGCTCACACTACGCTCAGACTTTAAAATTGGTGGAGGCGGTGGGAGTCGAACCCACGTCTTTAGAGCCATCTGCTCAGATATACTACAAGCTTAGTCGGTGTTAATACTCGCTTGGCGTGTCACCGACAAACGGCCTACGCGAGGTCGTAAAGGATATAATAAATTTATACTGGGCTCCCTTACGTGCTCCAGTTTTTTGCTCGCTGTCGTCGCCCTAGCTCTTTAGCGAGCATCCAGAGTAGGACGTGACGGGACTTATGCCGCCAGTTGGAGAGACTCCTCTTCAACATAACCGAACTGAGCGAGAATCTCGTCAGCTTCAGCTACTGAAGGAGCGAACTCCATGTCAACGTTATCGTTGGCATTTATGTTTTTTTGATAGATGTTTTAAGAGGCCAACCATCATCCTCTGCTTGCAATCTGGCGTAAGAATCCAAATCGAATCCAGTACGCCCCCATAAATTTATTTACACTATATTATGACTTTTTAAGTACATCTCTAAATTTAAAAAATAAATACTTACCTATTTCCTTGTTCTCCTCAAAGTATTTCTTGAGATTATCTAGGCCTTGATGTTGTTTGTCTAGGTCTAGACCGGTCTCTTTTTTAACTTCCTCTATTAAGTCATCTGCTATGGTGATCCATGCGCCTTTTCTGCTGGCCATGTCCCACTGGAGCATCATGTCAACTACCTCGTACTCAACCCATATACTTTTACCGTTTTTACTTCCGTACCTTATCGGGTACCTGACTAGCGTTCCGGTCTTTTCGTTCGGGGTTTTCTTGAAAACAACCTTACACCAATGCCCGTACAGGTCTCCTTTTCCGTTCGCCTCGGAAGATATAATGTCCTTTAAGTGTCTTTCTTGGAACTCTAAGATCCAGTCGCTGTAATGAAGTAGAGCGTTACCCCCTGAGGCATTGGTTACTCTAGCGTCGGTTCTTTCATAAGGGTTAATTTGAACCTTGCTCCTTACTTGAGATACCATGTAACAAATATGACCCCTCGTGGAGAGGGCTAGTGCCATCTTTCTCAAAAAGTCTGAACTTAATAGCGCACCTCCTGCAACCTTGTTAGCTTCTTCCGGTCCTTTCTCTAAATCGTTTTTTGGCACTAAAGAATCCATAGAGTCTATAATAAACATATATTTAAAATTTTTGCTATTGTTTTTAACGAGGTCTCTCATTAAGTTAATAACTGTTTCATATACATTTGATTTAATTATTTTCCACTTCTTGGGGCCTTCGTCTATCCCTGCTCTCTCAAGCATATCGTGAGTGAGCCTTCCTTCTGATTTAAAATAAATAACCATTGAGTCATCCATTTTTTGAAAATTCTTAGCGAAAGCCAGAGCGCAGGAAGTTTTACCTCCTTCTGTAATTCCTGAGGCTCTTATAATCCCGGGACCAATGCCTCCCCCCATTTCGATATCCATCAGCAGGCTACCGCTAGATACTACATAGTGCCTTTCTTCTTCAAAGTTATAGTGATCCCCTTTGTTTTGCTCAAGGTAGGCTTGGATCTGGTCTTCTGGAGATATCCCTGTGGTTGTTTCAGTTTTCTTTTTTCGTGCCATGTTTTATAAAGTTTAATAAATTTAATTTTTTATTCGAAGATTTCACAGAGGGAGAGTCTTCTCCGGTTTTGTCGTCTTCTAAAGGGTAGCTCTTTTCTTTTAGTTTGTCAGGGTCAAATTTAGATATTCTTTTGTGGCGCTTATATTCGTCAAGGAATAGACTCTTGTTTTCTTCGGTAAGGAAATAGGTTAAGGATGTTACCCGCCCTTCTATCTCTACGAAATTAGGTTGAATGGATTTCCAGAAGTTTAAATCCGGAATCATCTTAATCATAAATTTAGCTAGCCTATATTCTTTTGGGCGGTAGCAATCCGCTGGGCTTTTTAGGAATAAATGAATAATGGTCTCGTATGTTTTTCTAGTGAACACTACAAGACCAGTATATGGATTTTTTTACGTGAATCAAGCTTACTTTTTGACAAGAGAGTCAATTTTTTCGTCTAAACGGTCAAACCTGTCAATCATTCGTTCAGAAAAGGTGTTGAAGTCGTCTTTAGATACGAATTTTTCTGGCATAGAAAGGGCAACGTTATGCATTCTTTCCGATAATTCTCTGTAGTCTTCTCTTCTTCCGTCTCTAAGGTCTTCCATTTCGTCCCTTAGTTCCTTGATGCCTGAAAAGACTACTTTAAGTACCCACCCCCCTAAAAAGGTGATTAGAGTGAAGACTACGTTAACAAATAGTTGAAATGATACTCCTTCCATATAAGTAATTACACGGATTTTTAAGAAATTGGGTATGTAAAGATGTCTCTATTTGATTTAAATATGCCAGTGATCTGAGTGATGCTTGTGTAGCAAAATTAAACCCCAAGATAGGAGCCCTAGTTTTAGTACGGTCCAAGGACAAAGACATCCAAAGTGCAACAACACAGCCGAAAGAATCAAAACCATTGATTTCCAGAATGTATGACAACCTAAATGACTCATTAGCCAATCTTTTAGATCTACGAGTTTGTCCCAAAGACCAAGGTTCCGCAGCTTTCCGCCGGAAGACCACCATTTACTGAGTCTTGATAGTAATTTTTTCATAGCTGAAGTTAATTACACTAAAGAAAAAAAGATTCACAAATTTAAAAAATAAATATTAATTTTTATTTCACATTTTTATTTAATAAGTGTAGCGCAATTGATAGTTCTTTAAGAAATGTTTGCGGTTTTAATAGTGTAATTGTTTACATGAAGAAATTTTTTGCTTCAGTGAATGCTTGGGCCAACAGGAACGCTGCGAGCATTTATACGGGATGCTTTGTAGCTTTGGTTATGATGTCTATTATATTTATTAAAGACATAAAACATACAACTAAAGAGGTCGGTTTCATGATGGACAAAATAGAGCTGATTAAGGAAAACAATGAATTAGCGCAAACTTCAATTGATCAATTCGGAATGATAAACGAGCTGCTAAAGACCTCCGACCAACAACACGAACAGATAGAGCGGGCTGGTGAAACTATAAACGAACAGGGCATGATTCTTCAAAAACTGGTAGATTATCTTAAGAGTATAGGTCATTGGCCTCCTAAGATAAAAAAACCTGAGCCAATTGACCCAGATAAATGGATTTAGACATGAGGGTATTAGGAGAAGACAGTTATTGGTGGAAAAACGAAGAAAAAGAATGGGCTACTCAAGATAAATCTGGGAACTGGTGGATATATAAGCAGGAGCAAAAACCTACGATGAAAATCAAAAGGAAAAAGAAAGAAGCGTCTACCCATTTTACTACAGAGCAGTATATAATTGTTGCCTTGGCCTCTGCGCTCGGCGTTAGCCTTGCCTTGAATATAATAGCTTTAGTATCATGAACAATAAAACAGAAATTGCACTTAGGAAGCATATTGAGCGGATCAAAAAAGATATTGCAGAGCGAGATCCTAGTAGCGCATGGGATAAGGAAAAAAACAAAATCGATTATAAGAACATTGCCTCCCTGTATGAAGGACGTGTTCCTCAGTACAGTGACCACGGAGTGGGGTTACCTGAGACAGAAATGTTTGAGTTTGATAATTTAAGGAGTTTATGAGCTGCTTTTTTCCATCTATATTTAAGAAAAATACTTATAAGAAAGTGAGATTCTTTTTTGTTTCCGCGCTTGTGTTGATTATTGTTCTTTCGTTTTCTGGCTGTAAGGCTATTAAAACCGCTGTTAGTCTCCCGTTCAAGGGAATAGGGTGGGTTGGTGATAAAATCGCCGGCGATAAGGACTCTGAAGCTCAAGAAAAGCCTCTAGAAGGGGGCTCTGGGGACAGTAATGAGCTCTCTGGGCCTACCACAAGTAATGGTGAAGATGTAATAAATTTTGATCCTTTGGTAATGTGGGCTATTATATTGATAGGAATCGCATTAATTGTAAGATTCTTATTTAACAAATATGTGGCGCGCAATTCTAAAGAATAAGACTGCTAGGGTATGTTTGATATTGATTGTCATAACATTTCCGTTTGCCTCGCAATATAGATTCGTTAAGACTGTGGGTCCAAGCATGCAGCCCACTTTAGAAGACGGAGAATGGGTTGTCATCGAAAGAATATCTTCATTGGGGAAGGATTGGGTTCCTAGGAGGTTCGATAACGTAGTCATTAATGACAATAACGAAAATCTAAGTAAAAGAATCATAGGGTTACCCGGTGACATCATAGGGATTGAACAGGGAATTATACATTTAAATAAAAAAGAGCTAAAGGACCCATTCGGAAGAGGAGAGATAAGCTTTTATCTTGTGGATGAAAATGATAATAATTTAAAATATTGGAACGGGCCAGAAGCTGGAGAGATTATTATTAACTTGGTAAGTCAGACGGGGCAAAAAGTTCCCGAAGGATTTGTGTGGGTAATAGGGGATAACAGGAGAGATTCTTGGTTTGGTTTGTTGCCTATTAAAAATATCGTCGGAAAAATATTATATTAAATAGTGTAAGTAATACCATGATGGATATTGAAACTATTGTAGCTTATCTTCTGTTTTTTTGCCCTGTGGCAGCAATAATAGGGGTATTAATTTGGACAATTTGGCGTAAAGAATAATAAAAGACCCCCTCCGAGCGAAAGACGTTACTCGAAGGGGGTTTGTTGTGCTATGGTTTTTGTTGCGCCTTTATTTTTTGGGCGCGGTGCCAGTAGGGGTTACCTCCCCCTTCACAAGCGGAAGAGTTAGGCTTACCCCTTCTTGGCCGGCGGAAGCCCCCATGATTTGAGATTCATTAGCCTTAGTGCCAAGGGTTACTGTGCTTGTACAACCTGACACCGCGAGAAGCAGCGTCCCTACTGTTAGTATTACTAGTGTTTTCATGTATGTTAAAAATCGTCTTCTAGGACTCCTGAGTTTTGGTAGTCCTTCACTTTTCTTTCGAAAAAGTTGGTCATCGCTCCCGTATCGACAACTTCCGATAACCATGGAAATGGATTATGGTCGCTATCGAAACGAAAGTCGATGCCAATTCCCTCTAGCCTTCTGTTGCCAATGTATTGCATGTAATCTACAAACATGTCGGCATTTAAGCCAAGGATTCCACGGGGAAGAACGTCATGAGCATATTCTACCTCAAGGTTTACTGCCTTTTTAATGTGCTCAACTGTTTCTGCCTCGAATTTTTTCGTCCACACCGATGGGTATTGATTTCTTATCGTATTAATTAAGTATGTGCCAAATTGAATATGTAGACTTTCGTCTCTCAATGTGTATCTAATTTGGTCTGAAAGTCCGGGCAGTTTATTTTGCCTCCCTAAAGCAAGAAGCATGGCGAACCCGCTAAAGAAAAACGTACCTTCACAAACTATATAATAGGTAATTAGGTTTCTTAAAAATTCTCTTTTACCGTCTACTGTCCTCGTCGAAAAATCTACCCTATTAACGTCTGACGTTATGCTCATTAAGAAATCGTCTTTATTTTTAATAGATGGAATATTTAAGTAAGCTTCGTACACCTCGCCTACTTTAAGGCCGTAAGAATCGCAACATGTAACTATGGTCCAATTATGTAAGGACTCCTCGTAGGCTTGCCTAAGTATATACTGACTACATTCGGCGTCCGTTATCCATCTGTTTACAGTAAGCAGCAGGTTGTTTCCGACTAAGGATTCTGTTCCGGCGAAAAAACCAAGACATCTTCTAACAAGTAACTTTTCGTCATCGGAAAGCTCTCCGGATTTCCATTGTTCTATGTCTGTGGACATATTTATTTCTGCTGGAGACCAGTTATTGGCTACCCCCTTAAGAAATAAATCCCAAGCAAATTGGTGTTTATGGGGCAAGATCTGATTTACCCCAGAAACATCATCGCTTAGTAACATGCCGTCTTTTTTATTCATCTTCTGATGCCTTGGGCGGATTCATATCTGGCGGAGCTGTTCCTCCGTCAACTTCATTTGATTGTTGTATAGCTTTTAAAGTTTGATCTGCCCATAATACATTATGTATACATAATGAGTTTAGAGCTTCTTCGCTATCTAGGGCAATTGTTCCTGCGAGGACATACATTATTGAAGCTGCGTCTTCCATGCCTTTCTCTTTATTTAAGGTATTAGCTAGGTTTTCTATTAATTTTAATGTTCTTTTTTTGGTCATCCGTTGCTTCCCTCTCTTTGTCATTGGCAGCTCTCGCACGAAGGATCTAGAACGCTGCAAGCAATAGGAGTATCAGTGTTATCTGAATTAATATCACTAACGTTACTATCAGTCGTAGCTTTTTCAATTTCGCTTGCCGCACGGTTCCTTAAGTAGTATGTACTTTTTAATCCAAGCTTTTTAGCATGAAAATAAAGATCATTTAAGTATTTTAACGAAGTTT